TATTTGGTGGGGATTTAATTATGGGAGAAATAAAACTGATGAATCATAGAAAACATAAACAGTCAGAAAACGCAAGACGCCCAAAGAAACAAGTTTATAATCCTTATGCGAGTGATCCACCAGATGCTAAATGTCCTTATTGTGGGCAATCTGGAAAAGGATGTTCTTATGTAAATAGTGTGTCTCGTGGTTGGGCAAGAAGTTTTTGTAAAAAGAAAAATGAATCATAATACAACATTAAGAGAACAACTCCAGTATGTTTTTATTACCGTCAAAGAAACTCTAAATATTTGTGGTACGCATCTTACGAATGCCACTCTACGCAACTTCAGAAGAACTTTTATACAATCTAGAAGCAACAACAAGTTCTGAAGCAAAGCGAAAATGGAGACAATCAATTAAAGAAAAATGGAATCACGAATGTGCATATTGTGGATCCGAAGAAAATTTAACCTTAGATCATATCGTACCAAGATCTAAAGGTGGAAGTGACAGAATTACAAATGTCATATGTGCTTGCAAAAAATGTAATCATTCGAAGGGACATCAAAAATGGTATGATTGGTATTTGCAACAATCATTCTTTACAACCGAAAAATTATCTGCTATTATTGAATGGCAAAAACAAATAAATGATAATGAATACTATGTCTATCGTCCAAGAGGAACTAGAAGGTATTAATAAATACAAGTAAAACTTATGGAACCTGGTAGTATTCGCCCCCTACTTTATGAAGTAGGGGGATTCATTATTTCAACACTTACAATTTTAATGCCACTAATAATACTATTATGAAATTTACTGTTTATTCTAAAAATGGATGTCCTTATTGCTCTAAAATTGAACAAGTATTACAACTTGCAAATTTAGAACATAAAGTTTATAAACTAGGACAAAACTTTACTAGAGATGAATTTTATGCAGAATTTGGATCTGGATCTACATTCCCTCAAGTAATTCTGAATGATACAGAACACCTTGGTGGATGTACAGATACAGTAAAATATCTTCAAGAAAATAAAGTAATCTAAATGGAAGCAACCTTTCAAGAAGTTTATTACGATGTTGAAAAGGCAATCGATTATGCCTTCAAAGGAAAATTTGTTTTAAATTTTTACGAATATTTAAAAGTAAAAGGTATTGTAAAAAGAGAAGTAGAACAATTTATTCAAAGTGAAACTGCCAGAAATATTAATGAAATTATGTTAGATTTGGATACTTATCTTGAGGGAGGTTCTGATAATCAACATAAGCAACTTCGCGAAGCATATGGACATCTTTCAAAACCAGAAGCGCGGAAGATAAGAAATTATCTTAATGGTATCCTCGAAGATGCTGAAAAATACAACTATGACAAAAGAAAAGGAAGGCGAAAAAAGAAAACTAAATAATTCCACAGACCTCCAGATTAACAGGGGGTTTGAATTGATGCTAAGACATAATAGTAGGAGGGAGAAACCATCAGAACCAAAAGCATTTCAATTTCATTTTGGTAAGATGATATCTCTCCTAAAAAGAGAGATACATTTTCAAATTGACTTTTTCTTTGATATGAAAAAAAAGTAACTCTCGGGAGAAAAAGATGGAACTATCAGTCATCTTAACATTCACAACTCTTTTTTGTGTAATGTTTTTATTCATTGGTCTCATTGGTGGATGGATATTTAAGCAATATCAAGTAGAAAGAATTTACGGTATTCGCAATATTCACCCAGAATTTTTTGATAATAACGGAAATATAGTTCCTGATGAAGTATTAGCAGTAAGATTTGAAGAAGGATTTTTTGATGAAGAAGAATATGAAGAAGAAGAAGATTGATAAATAAGAAAAATTGTATTATAATAAACTGAATTGTATTAAAAATTATGCCTGCAACAAAAACTGAAAAACCCATTATAAAACTTCAAGCGAATCCATTTCAATATGAAATTTTAGAATTTACTTCAAAACAAAGAACAAACGCAAAAAAAGTAGAGGTTCTAAAAGAGTATCGTAATGATGCTCTTGTATCTCTTTTTATTTGGAACTTTGATGAAAGTGTAATTAGTGTTCTTCCTCCTGGACCAGTGCCTTATGCTGATCCCAATGAACAATCTTCAGTAGGGGGAAATCTTAGTGATTTTATTGAAAGTAAAGCAAAGAATACTAATTTAAATAACGGTGCTTATGCTGGAACTGATGAGGTGATGAATAAGCAACATACATCACTTCGTAATGAATATAACAACTTTTATCTTTTTGTGAAAGGTGGTAACAATCAATTATCACAAATTCGTAAAGAAACTATTTTCATTAATATGCTCCAAGGACTTCATCCTTTAGAAGCAGAATTGGTTTGTCTCGTCAAAGATAAAAAACTTACTGATAAATATAAAGTATCTTGGGATAATGTCAAAGAAGCATACCCTGATATTCGTTGGGGAGGTCGTTCATGACAAAGGTTGCGGAGAAAGAAATGGCACAATGGACACCAGAAGAAAAGAAAGAAATTACTTCTCGTTATGGTTGTGATCTTTTGTTTGAAAGAACAACTCTGCAACAAATCAAAGATCCTTCTCTTCCCAATGATGCGTATATAGTAATCTATCGCGTTAACGGCGAAACCTTTATGGATTTATGCCGTGGAACAAGAGTTAGGATTTTTGATATGTATTATGATAAATTTGGTCCTGGTTCTGTTCAAAAAATTGATTTCGGATATGGAAGAACAAGTCCCAAACTATGGGGATATCGAGCACCTGAAGGTAAAAAAAGAAAATGAGTGAAGGATTTAATAATAAACTAAAAGTAGTTGTGGATCCAAATGGAGTTGATAAACTACTTAAACAATATAAAAAAATTAAAAAATATATGAGATCTCCTTTATATCAAGTAAAGAAGATTGATGGAACAGAAAAAGTTGTGTCGGAACTTTTAAACGAATATTACGATAATCCAATTGAATAAATGGGTAAGCATTTCTTATTAAACCTCTATGGATGCTCGTCAGTTCTCCTGAACGACGAGCGTTTTCTTATTGACCTTATGGAAAACGCTGCAATTGCATCAGGAGCAACTGTACTAAAGACAGTATTTCATAAGTTTGATCCTCAAGGAATTACTGCTATTTGTTTATTGTCAGAAAGTCATATCAGTATTCATAGTTGGCCCGAAGAAGGAAAAGCAGCATTAGATGTTTATACTTGCGGAACAGCGAATCCAAAAATTGGATGTGATATTATAATTGCCCAATTAAATCCAAGTGAATATAAGTTAAATTATATTCAAAGATAAAAACAGTATAATAAAATACAATTTTACTTGACTAACTAGGGTAAGAGTATTATGATACTCTTATCGTTCATCCATATTTTGGACGCAAGTAGGACGGCGGAACGGATCGTTCATTCGCTATTCGCAAATAGCGAACGCAAACCGCCCGAAGGAACGGGACTAATCATCTCATTCTGGAGGAAACCCCAATGTCTCAAGTAGTATATCGTGGTGTCCCATACGACACCGAAGTTCGTCGCCAACAAATACAGGCGCAGCAACAACCTCAACAATACAATGAAACTTATCGCGGAGTTAAGTTTGTAAAGGAGGTAAAAAAATGAATACTTATTTTGTTAAGTATCTTAAGAAAAAAGATAAGAAGGAAAAACTCCTTCATATAGCACAATTGAATATGGCAAAGCAACCTCAAGTTGCTTAATATTAAAGGAGAGGAACTTGACTTCCTCTCTTTTTTTATGTAAAATAACTGGAGATCATTTTATTATATGAATCAAGAAAGATTGAAATTAATTGTTCATAATCTTGAACTTCTTGTAAATTCACTCAAAGAAGAAATCCAAGATCAATCCGCAGATTATAACTATGGAGAAATTGCTTCATACATAGAAAATGATGTTGATGAATATTATGTGGAGGGAGAAGACGATGTATGAAACTTTAACTGAATTTGAAAGAGCACTTGCAAGATTTGGCGATAAAGTTGCTTTGGTTGCTGGACTAGAAATTGCAGATAAAATTTCTCCAGAACAGGCATATCAAGAAATTAAAGATATGTATAAGGAATTAAAAAAACTTCGCAAAAAAGAAAAAGATACCTGGGAGATTGAAGCAGAATGAAACCTATTAAAGCAAAAGATCTTCTTGAATTAGATCAATATATGAAAGTTGTAATGATTCGTCAGACACAACTTCCTCAGACTCTTGTTTATCAAGCAGGTAAGAATGATTACTCAGAAGATCCTATTCATACCAAAATGACCCCTGGTGAAAAGGATTGTGGTAAATGGGTTATTGAACAATTGCTTGCAAATGAACGTGGACATTGGGGACCTCTAGAACATCCTGCAATTACTTTGGATTGTGTTGGATTCGTTCATAATGTGATTGTTCAGGCAAGAACTCATCGTGTCGGTGTAAGTTTTGATGTTCAATCTCAGCGTTATACTGGTCGTCGTGTATTGAAGGTTGCCAAGGGTGAACTGAAACCACAAGAAGTTTTCTATGTACGTCCAGAAGGTCTCTACCTGGACCGTAAGGGGCACAAGTATGAGTGGACCCATGAGGATTATGAAAGGCAGTTAAAGTTCTGCCTAGCAGCATCTGAGAGGTATGCAGAAGGTT